AACGTCATATTTAGCCGCTACTTTTATAGCGTCAGAGATAGAGTCAATAAATCCTAAATTAAAAGCTTCATCAGCACTTAACCAAGTTTCTTCGTCCATCATTTCTTGTACCTTATCATAAGGTAATCTTGTTTTTTTTATGTAAATATCAGCAATCTCTCCACTAATTTTTTCTAATAGAGCTGCAGTCTTTCTCATTTCACTAGCCTCTCCCATTGCACCACCCCAAGCATTGTGTATCATAAACAAAGAATTTTCAGCCATAATAACTTCATCTCCTGCTAATGCAATTACACTTCCCATACTTGCAGCTATACCTTCTATATATATAGTAGTTTTTGCTGTTCTTTTTCTTAAAACATTATAGATAGCCATTCCTTCAAAGACATCTCCACCTACACAATTTAAATGAAGGTTTATTGGAGCGTTTTTAAAGGCTTTTATTTCTTCTATAAAACCTTGAGCTGTTACCCCATAAGCACCTATTTCATCAAATATGTATATGTCAGCAACCTCTTTAGAAGACTCTGCTTTAATGTTATACCAATTTTTATTCATAGGTACAAAAATATTTTTATGTTATGACAATGTTGCGCAGTTTTAGGAAAAAACTTTGCTACTCTATATTTTCGGCTATAGTTTCTTTTTTTCTTTCTTTATAAACTATACTCTGAGCTTGTCTTTCTGAGATGTCATACTTAATAGATAAATCCATAAAAGTATACGTTCTATTGCCTTCGTTTTTTCTTAGCATACAATCAAAGTCATATATAATCATATAATTCCTTAACCTTTTAGGGTCTACTATTCCTCTTTCTATAAGATGTCTTAATATGTCTTTTGTTGTTGGCTCGTACCAACGCTTTGAAATTTCTTTTTCTACTATATCTATATATTCAAAAACAACATCTACTTTATTTTGTCTTCTAGCCATATTAAGATTCTAATTCCCAAAATTTATTTACGCTATCCCAAAACTTGGAAACAGCTTTTCTACAGCCAACACATCCTAATTGCTGTTTAATATGAGGAAAGTGATTATGCCATTCTTTAAATAATAAGGACAAACTATTAGAATCATATTTACCATTAGAATTAATAGATATTTTATTTTTTGTTATAGCATTAACTATTTCTAATTTTCTTTCTTTAGATATTTTATTTGCTACTATTTGTATACTCATTCCTCCCATTTATTTATTGGGCAAACACCAAAATATTCTTTAGATAAAGTAGCTTTAGCATCTATAAAGCAAGTACACTTACCACATCTTGCTCCTTTACTCCATCTAGGATATCTTAGCATTGCAAAGTTTCTATAAAAATCGCACTTTTTACAGGTATCTAACCTATCTTGTTTTACTTTTTTACTAACAAACATATGTTTATATTTTTAAAATGTTGCTTCTGCTTCTATTAATCCTACTGTATTTTGACTATTAGTTATGTCTGATTCTACCACCACCACTCTGCCTGACTGACCCATAGCCCCCATCATATTTTGCTGTCCAATAGCGCTAAATTGTGAACTAGCAAAAGAAGGCATATTCAATAAACCTCCGTCTGCAAATTTAACTCCCCCACCCGCAGCGTTCATAGCCGATAATTGTCCTTTAAACATTGCTGTACTTCGTTTATTTATTACAGCCTCTCCTCCTTCAAGCTCTGCTACTCTACCACCTACTGCAAATTTTTCTCCACCTTGTGCGTGTGATTTACCATTAACCATTCCTCCGTCTGCAAACTTTTCAATTAATCCTCCTTTAGCAAATTTTTGTGATGCAATAACAGCAATCTGTGCAGCAGTCATAGCTGCAATAAAAGGAGAAAAACCAAAAGCTAATATACCCGTTTGAGCAGTAACCTTAGTCATAGCCAAAGCGCCATTTACTATAGCCTGAGCAATATCCATTCTTTTCTTTCTTTCAAAAGCTTTCTTTTGAACTTGTAATAATTGAGCTTCATATTGTTCTTGAGTTATAACTCCTGAGTCTTTCCTTTCTTCTAATTCTTTAGACTCTCTATCAGCCCTTCTTTGTGCGTTATTACCAATAATAGAAAAAATACTATCTGAAAATGTTTTAAACATTTCAAGACGCTGCCTACCTTTTTCTTCTTGTTGAGCAAAATAATCGTCATCAGCTTTTTTGTCAGCATCTAAAAGTTTTTGCCTATCTTCTTCGCTGCTAGTAAAAGGGTCAATAATATCCATACTAACAACATCTTTTTTAACTACTTTTTCTTTTTCAATACCTAATTCTTGTAATCTTTTAATTTCTTTTTCAATCTTGGCTATATTTTTATTTCTTGCAGCAACTTCTTTATCCGTTGCAGCAGGAGTTTCTCTAATAAGCTTTAATTCTTGATTAGCTAAAACTAATAAATCTGTCTTCATAAGCTTTTCGTGCTTATCAGTTTCTATTATTTTTTCTAAATTTTTCTCTTCTAATTTTAATCTAAATTTAAATCTTTTTACTGCTTTTTGGTGAGCTTCTCTTTCATTATAACTTAAGAGTTTTATACCGTTTATATGTTTAATTAATTGTAATTCTGAAAGAGCTATCTGAGTTTTAATATCATTTATGTTTTGCGTTGCCATAGCCTGAGTAACCCCCAGCCTTTTATTCATTACTTTATTAGTATGGTCTAAAATTCCTTGTAATGTTGTTTCAGCATCTATATATTCTTCTGTTGCTTCAACCACTTCTTCTGTTGCGGTAGCAGTTCTTAAAAGCCAAGAAACTCCTTCTGTAAGAGCTACCACTACAAGACCTACGACTGATGACGCTAATAATGATTGCCAAGCAAGTTTTAGTCTTACTAACGCTGAAGATAATAAAGTGGTTGCAGTAGTCGTTATTGCAGCGGCGCTTGATGTAGCGGTTAAAGTTACAGCCCAAGCTCTTTGAAGGGTAGGCATTGCAGCAACAAGCAATTTATACACCCCCACATACTTGGCTAATCTTACAATTACTTTTATAGAAGTAGTTATTACTTCGCTGTTTCTAGCCAACATATTAAAAAACGCAGCAGTTTTTTCAATAGCAGATTGCAATCCTCCTGCAAAATCTTTCATTACAGCAATAGAAAGACCCTGTAATGCAGAGCTAAATTTTAAAAATGAACCTTGCAAAGTATCTCCTATGACTTTTGCCATTCTATCTGCCTCTCCTCTTGCTAATTTTAATTTATCTCTAAGCTCTAGCGTAGCGTCAGCAGAAGTAATCATCTGCTCAAAAGCAGCAGCCTGTCTTAAGTCAACAACCTCCATAATTGCAGCTAAGTCTCCACCTTCTTCGTTAAACTTTTTCATAGCAGGAACTAATCCGTCTAACGAATGTACTGTTCCTCCAAAAGCTTTTGAAAGGTCAGAAGCAGGGTCTTGCATTTTAAGCAATATATTTCTTAAAGACGTACCTGCAATAGAAGCTTCAATACCTGAATCTGTAAGTTTTGACATTATTGCGGCAGTATCTTCTATAGAAAAACCTGCTGATTTTGCAATAGGAGCAACCTTCGTCATAGATGTTTGCCACTTTTCCATATCCATAGCAGAACTACTAAAGGCAACAGCCATAACATCTACTACTCTTTTAGTTTCTGAAGCGTCTAAACCAAAACCTCTGACAGCAGCCCCCGCTACAGTTGCACTTCTAGCCAAATCACTACCTGTTGCAGTAGCTAAAGCAAGTGTAGGTTCTACAGCGTTTTGAATTTCTTGAGTTGAAAATCCTAATTTGGAAAAATTTAACATTAACTCTCCAACTTGTGTTGCAGTAAAAAATGTTGTTCTACCTAATTTTTCTGCTGTTTTAGTTAATCCTTCAAATTCTTTTTCTGTAGCTCCTGAAATAGCATTTACCTTAGCCATAACAAATTCAAATTCTGAAAATGTAGAAACTACAGAAGAAACAACTCTACTTACCGTTCTAAAGGCTGTAACTATAATACCAATAGCGGCAGCACCCTTAACAAATTGCTTTGCTAGTCCGTTTGAAGATTTAGTTACTTTTTTTGTTTCGCTATTTGTAGCTTTTAGGTTTTTGTTTAAATCTCTTAATTGTTTAGATTTATTACTTATAGCTTTAGAATTTTTAATATACTGCTGCTCTTGTTTTTTTGAAGTAAACTGACCTGTCTTAGATTGTTTTTCTAATTCAGTCTGTTCTTTTCTTAATCCTTTTAATTCAGATTTTAAATCAGCAACTTTTTTAATGTTCTTGATTTCTATTTCTATAGCTAATTTAGTACTTGCCATTTTTTTATTATTATATTGTTAATTGTATTGCTTTAAAACTTCCATATTTATTTAATATTGAATCTACTTCTCTTGAAACACTATTTTGTATATCTTTTTGAACCCCTTGAGTATTGGCAGTTTCAAAAGCAGTTTCTATAAAAAAGTATCTTCTAGGGGCAACTTTCTCTCCTCCTTTTGTATAATAACCACCTTGATTATCTTTATTTTCTAATTCTGTTTTAACTTTGTTTATAAAATATCTTCTTCTGCTAACACTTGAAAAATTTAACTCTCCTCTTGCTTCTTTTTGGCTTGTCCATTCATCTAAATCTGCATATGTAGCACTAACACTATTAGCACCATTATTAACAATATCCATATATGAATTTTTATTCATAACGTCCATTCTTAAGCCTCCTTTTGTATAGTGAACTCTTACATAAAATCCATTTTTAAGACTTCCCGAAGCAACGTGCTTTTGAAAATCTAACTCGTCTTTAAGATACTCTATATAAAGACCACCTGCCCTTTTTAAAGCTTCTTCTACTATAGGTAGTTTTTCAGCCATTATTCGTCGTCTTCTATTACGTTGTTTACACTTCTTCTTAAAACCTTGTGAGCATTTCCGTATTCGTCTTCAGCTACAATAGGTATTAAAAACTCTTGGCTGTTAATAGTAACAGTCATATAAACAGTTAGACCACTAATTGCAGCCACCCCTCCATCATTTATTTGATTAACTTTTAATCCCATTTTTTTATTTTTTAAATATTTCGAATTGCAGGTAATGTTGCATTATTCCAACTTCCATCACTAGAGTTTAAAACAGGAGTAGTAGAAGCATAACCTTTACTGTTCCATTTTAACAGCTCTACTTTTGTAGTTTTTATAGCCGCAGGAGAATAATCTATAATTTTATTTATTTTCCAATA